ATATGAGTAAGTATTGTTTTCTTGTGGCCGCTTTTGCTAGTTTTGTTTTTAGTGTTAGTCTTTGGTTCATGGGCGATAGCGACCTATCAAGAGATCAGGCTATTTTTGTGGGATTATGGGTTCCATCTATTCTATCCTTGGGAAATTTGGCAAACAATGGATAATCTAACTATTTTTGTGGTTGGCGTTGCAGTTACTCTTATAACTGGTATGGGAGTAATTACAAGCCAAATATTTTGTGGGTATAAAAAACCTAGATATAATCATGAGCCTAGTGAAAATATTAGAAATATCCCTGGGTATTCTGTTCGCTAATTTAGTGCTATTTATAGTCAATAAGTTCTATGACAGATTCCGACGAGCAAAACTCTGAGTGTCCAATTTACGGATTACAAATTAATGATGGGGTTAATGCCCCATTTGCTGATTTATATCTTGATCTTTTCCCAGAATTGTATGATGTAGAATGATTACTTTAGCAAGATATTTACAAGATAAAGATAAATTTTCTGGCGTTGTTATGATACGTTTAGTTTATGACGGTAAAAGTCATGATTATACAAGATGGAAGTTTAGCGGACAGAATATTTTCTTTTTTGATAATAGTATGAAAGTAAGTCATGTTTTATGGACAACAGAAGATATATCACAAATAGATGATACTCATATCATAATCAATCCAGACAATACAAAACTTTCTATAGGACTAGAATTATTTTATGGTGGAGCAATATTATGAACCATATAGAACAATTAATTCAAATGTTGCATAGTGTGACGGAGTACGATATTATAGACTGTGGCATTGATACTGAGGGTCACAAATGCTATGCCATTCGTAATATTGCTAATAAGCCCTCTATGCTTTTACTTGGTAATCTAGAAACCAATGATTTCCCAGAGTGGTGTGGAAAAGATAAAACTTAATTAAGGAAATAATATGAAAAATTTAGCACGATGCTTTGCAATGTTTATGTTAATTAGTATTGGGTCAAACCTATACGCTCAAGAGTGGATACCATATCAACAACCAACTCAAGCAGTTGTTCAAACTCAAGTTGTTTATGTACCACAACCTCAACCAGTAATAGTTTATCAGTGGGTTCCTTATTTCACTCAACAAAATGTAATAGTTGAGCAACATAGAATATTCTGTAGAACGCAAACAGTAGTTACTAGACCATTTACGCAATGGATTATTCAGCCGGTGGTGATTTACCGATGAAACCAAATTTAGAACTCGATCTTTGTAAAAGTGATTGGATAGCAGACAAATGTAAATATAGTGAAATTTATAGTCAAAATCTATACGCAGCATTGTGTAATAATAAATTTTTCTATGGCAAAGAAGAATGGACTTGTTCTTGGCGGTTTGCTGGGGGATTAGTTGCTGATTTAAGAGATTGCGACGAAGATTATACGGTATGGTATTGTTCTGGAACTAGTGATCGTATTGGATATGTGTCAGAAAGTGTAGTTACTGATGAAATTAATTTGGATTTAATGAAACTAGGTTGGACAATCAAACCTTACGAACAAAAATTACCAGAGGGTATTTATAGAAATGTTTGGTAGTATATTAAAAACCAGAATAAATTATTGGAGTTGTTCTAAATTTGCCGACTGGATTCGCGGAGAGAAAAAGCCACACGCTCTTGGTCTTAGAGAATGGGATGAATGGAAAGATAAACAGAGAAAAGAAAGACCATATAGATTTTGGTTAAGCGATATAGTTTTGCAAAAATTACAAAATATTCTGTATTTTCCGTACGATATTTATCGAACAGTTAAGGCTTATATTCGTAATCGTTATTTTGATAAAACTCATTACCTAAATACCGGACTAAAGCCTGGGCAGTATTACGATCTTGATACTCGTATTCTTCACGCTTTGTTTAATGAGTTAGTAGATTTTGTAGAGATAGAATTGGCTCACCTAAGCCTCTGGGATCGAAATAAAAAGTACAAATTTAAAAATGGTCGGTGTGTCGAAGCCGCTTATGATTATTTTGATTGGGCTTGTAATCTAAAAAGTAAAAGTAAATTAACAGAGCAAGCAAAAGCATCTCGTAAGATTAAAAAAATATACGAATGGTGGAAAAACAAAAGACCCAATAGAAAAGATCCGTATGGTGAAAAAACTTTTGGGTTGGACATTGAAGATATTCTGGATAACAAAAAAGCAAAAGAAAAACAAAAACTATTTGAAAAAACATATCAGATGGAATTGGCTCAAGAAAACGAAGACACTACTATGATGATTGAATTAATTAATGTAAGACATCATCTATGGACATAGTAAATAATCAACTATACTTAGATAGTATACATATTTTTATCTTTAATTGGAAAAATCAATACACAAAAACTAAACAAAAAGAATTATTTTTAAAATCCAATGGTTTTTCTGTTTCTGTAATTAATAGTGATGAATTGTTTAATGAAGAAGATTGGATTCATCTAGGAGAGGATGCATATTTTAATCATCAATTTTTAAAAGCGATAGAATTATTCCTTATTGGAAATAAAAAAATATTATTACATATACAAGCCGATGCCTCTTTATGTAATAAAGAGATATTAAATCTATTATCTGATGCAATTCTATACTTTAATAAATATAATTGTGGTATATATGCTCCAAATGTAGACTATACTTTTTGGATAAATAATATTACCAATACTCATACTTTTACAGAATCTAATCTGAGAACAGTTTCAAATACAGATTGTACATTTTGGTTTATAAAAAGAGATATTATAGAATCGTTATATGATTTATCAATTAGACTTAACTATAAAAAATATAAGTTTGGTTGGGGGTACGACGTAATATGCGCTGCTTTGTGTAATATTACAAATAAGCCTATAATAAGAGATTATAAATATTTAGTTGACCATCCAAAAACTACAAACTATAATAAAAAATTAGCTAATGAAGAATGGATTAATATTAAACAAAATCTTCCACAAATATTAAAAGAAAATATTCATGTCTAATATAATGTATTCACAACTTGGTCAAGACTTATGGGTATTAGAAAGATATCCAATTAGTGATGGATACTTTATTGATATAGGATTCAATGATGGTATTAAAATAAATAATACATATTTACTAGAGCTAAATGGTTGGAAAGGTATTGGCATTGATCCTTTAGCAAAAAACTTTGAAAATAGACCAAATACTACTATTTATAAAGTTCCAGTATTTTTAGAACCAGATCAAGAAATAGATTTTGTTATTTCTGATTTTGAAGATAAAGAATTTTCTGGTATCAAAAACTCATTAAATAAGCATAAAGATAAAATTTATAAAAATAAATACGAAATAGTTAAGCTGAAAACACAAACAATACAAAATATATTACAAATAGAAGACGCTCCAAAATTTATACACTATCTTAGTATAGATACAGAAGGTTCAGAATTAAATATTTTACAAACAATTAATTTTGAAAATTATCAATTCGGTTGTATCACTATAGAACATAATTATGTTGAACCACAAAGAACCGAAATTAAGAATTTACTTTACTCTAAAGGATATACGCTAGCAAAAAGTGTAAAATGGGATGATTGGTACATTTTAGATTCAGAAACAAATTAATCATGAAAGTAATAAAAGTATTTTTTAGTGGAATGTGGTCAAACTTTGATTTAGATAGTTTTTGGCTTAAGTACTTTTTAATTCAAGAATTCGATTTATATATCGAATCAACAACACAGGTAGAAGATTGCGATTTGGTTATCTTTAGTGTTTTTGGAAGTTCATACCAAACAAATTCATTGATAGATATCTGCAAAAAACAAAATAAAAAAACTGTACTTATAAGTTTAGAAAATTTTGATAGATTCTTTTGGATAAAGCCATTGATTCATAGATTTGATTTGTCTTTGGGACTAAATACGATTTCTGATATAAATAATTATCTCAGAGTCCCATACTATGTGTGGGCAAATTATGAACAATTTTATTCTAATATTAAATTATCTAAATATAAAAATAAAAATTTATGCTTAGTAGCAGATAATGCTAAAAAATTTAGAATTCATTTTATAAATTCTATACGTAAATTATCACTACAGATTGATTGTTTTGGGAAAATATCTGGTAGAATGATTCCTGATGGCTATCTTGGAAAACTAAACACAATATCAGAGTATTATTTTAATTTTTGTCCAGAAAATACCTATGCTGATGGTTATATAACAGAAAAAATTTATCAGTCATTATACGCTGGATGTATTCCAATATATTGGGGAAACATAGTGTGTGATACAGATTTTTTTAATATGGAAAAAGTATTATTAATCAATGAAGCACTATCAAATACTAGTGAGATTATAGATAAATACTCTTACTTAATTAATCATGAAGATGAACTTAAATATATGTCAAATTTTGAACCATTTACAAAAAATCATGAGGATATACTGAGTACAAAGGTGGATTTATTAAAAAGTTATTTTCAAAAATATTTAAATATATGATATCAATTATTATAGTATCTATGAATAGAGAATATAATCTATTAAAGAGTTTGAATTCTTGGATAGACTCTAATCAATATATCCAAGATATTGTCCTAGTTGATTGGTCATCAGGAAATTCTCTAATTCAAAATGAGCGCATAAACGAACTAGTTAAGAATAAAAAAATAAATCTGGTAGAAGTAATTGATGAAAAAGTATTTTCTTTACCGAAATCCTATAATTTAGCATTTAATAAAACTAATAAGCAAAATAAATATATAATTAAGTTAGATAGTGATTATAAATTACTAGATTGTAATCTAATAAATAAAATTTTACATATGCAAGATGACTCTTTCATTAGAGGAGCTATAAAATCACATTATACCGGATTTTTCTCAATACAAAGAAGTAAATTCATATACTATAATGAAAATTTTAACGGGTGGGGTTATGACGACTTGGATCTATACAATAGACTTAAAAAAAATAATTTAAAAGAAATAATATTTAGTGATATAGAAAAATACATATATCATATTCCGCACACTAACGACGATAGTGTTAGTAACTACAGTATTAAAAATAAAACACAAAGCGAAAAAAATAATAGATTATTAGCCTCTGAATCTTTTACTATATCAGAGTATGAGACAGTTTACAAAACTGACTGTTATGAAAGAGTAAAAAGAGTATGTTAAAAATAAAAAAACAACCATATAATAGCGTTTGGATCAGTGCTGATTCTCAAAAAGAACTTGGAGAAACTTTTATTCGTTTCCAAGAATTTTACGAAAGCCCAAGCAAACAATTTCGTAATAAAATATTTACTCTTGGCGATATTAAAAACTATTACAGTTTATTATATGGCGCTGATTTATACAGTGATATGTGGATAGGATTTAATTTCCCAAGTTCTGTATTAATTCCTTTTAAACAAGGGCTTTTTGATCCATTAACACCACAAGAAAAAGAACTTTTGGGCTTACTTAAATACAGACATGATACATTCTATATTATAGGAGCTCAAAATAATAGCACATTAAGACATGAGTTGGCCCATGCTATGTATGGTTATGATACTAATTATAAGAGTCAGATAGATAATTTAATTAAAAAAAATCAAAAAAAGTTTAGAAAAGTATCTAACTATATCATAAAAAAGGGTTACAATAAAATTGTATTAAATGATGAACTTCAAGCGTACATAACTGATAATGATGATGAATTTATTCGTAATAATCTTGATTCTGATCTAATTAATGAAATATTATCTATCTATAGAAGGCATAGAAAACATGACAAAAAACTGGGATGAATTATGTGATGAAGAAAAATCCTTTGATACTTGGTTTGTTCAAAATAATGCTGAGTTGTACAAAGAAATTGACAGTAGAATAATAGATTTGCTTAAAACCGCATATATGCAAGGATACGCTGCTGGATTTCAGTCAAGATTAAAATATTCTAGCGACGAATATCTACAAAAATAGACTTGACCAACGACGCGGATCATGTATAATGAGTCTGGAGGACACTATGCTTTGGAAAGAAGTAAAAACTTGGGCAAAATCTAATGGTTACGAAACGCTTAAAGATAAAGATGATAATCAGTATTATTGGGCTAAACTAGATTCTACTGAGCCAGACGCTAGTGGTGTTGCTAAAAGTGTTAGCAAACTTGCTACGGCTATTTATAATCATATGACAGATAACAAGTGGCTGGATCATCAAAAAGAATATCGTGATAATCTAGAAATTAAAAAAGCAGACGTAAGTGACTATTAAAAAGAAAAATATTGTTTACACATGCGTGGTTGTGCCAGTAGCAGTTGCTAATGGTATTATTGGTGGTATTTCTAGTGTTATTACAGTATATTTTTTTCAACCCTTATGGAATCGTACCGTAAAATGGTGGAACGATAGATATAAATGAATGTTAAACTAATAAGCGTTACTCCAGACGCAGAAAAACAAGTCGCATATTGTGCAAGAGTTAGTAATCCAAAAAATCAAGATAGCGACAATATAAGTAAATTATTAAAATACTGCATTGATCATGCTCATTGGTCTATATTTGAAATGGCCTATATGACTCTTGAAATTAATACAACAAGAGGATTAGCCGCACAAATTTTACGTCATCGTAGTTTTACTTTTCAGGAATTTAGTCAAAGATATGCAGACGCTACGCTTTTAAGTGAAGAAATTCCACTTTTTGAACTTCGTCGCCAAGATAATAAAAATAGACAAAATAGTATTGATGATGTAGAACAAGAAGTTATCTATAGATGGAATAGTAAACTAAGAGAGCATTTTGCTAAAGCAAAGGCAATATATGATGGTATGATAAAAGATGGAATAGCAAAAGAATGTGCAAGATTTGTACTACCACTAGCAACGCCTACCAGACTGTATATGAGTGGAAGTATTCGTAGTTGGATTCATTATGTTAATTTACGTTCTGGTCATGGCACTCAAAAAGAACATATGAATATTGCTAATGAATGTAAAGAAATTTTTTGTGAACAATTCCCAGTAATATCAGAGGCACTATCGTGGCGATAATATCGGTAAAAATCACCCAACAGATATTTGATGAAGCATCTGATAGAAATACTAGATACAAGAATAAATTTGGTAACATTGGAACCCACAGAACAAACAAAGACCGTCAAAGAATGACCGGATATTTAGCAGAGGCTTGTATTCGTTCACTATTTCCAAAAATAAGTTATAGCAATAGCGATACTGTTGATTTTATATTAGATAGTATTACACTAGACTCCAAAGCACAAGGATGTAACTCTAAACCACTAGATTATTTTTCTGCTACTTTGTATGAGGAACAAAAATCAAGAGATACAGATTATTACATATTTAGTAGAGTTAAAAATGATTTTAGTACGGCATGGATATGTGGAGTAATATCTAAACAAAATTTTTTTAAGTTAGCAAAATTTGCTCCCGCTGGGACAAAAACCAATAATTTTACATACGATCAAAGCAGATACGAAATACAATACAAAGATTTAGAAGATATCACTACTTTTATCAATCATCAAAATACCTATGAAACTATTTAATATTACAGCACAGGTTTTTAAGAACAATGACCCATCAAAACAAAATCTATTAGTTAATCAAGCATACGATGGATCTTCATCAGAAGAAGCACTCGCTAATTTTAAATTACATTTTCCTTGTATAGAATTTTCTTTGGTAAAAATTCTGTCTGTGGAAGAAATCTCTCAAGAAGCGGCTTGACTCTGGTCGATACTGTGATATACTGCGACCAAGGAGATTCTATGAACAGATATGGCCTCTGCTGCATTAGTCTTAAACTCAAAGAACAAGGTTTTGGTCATCAAACCATGACCTATAAGCGTTTTAGTTCGCTGCCTAGAGAACAAGGATTAGAGATTCTTGGTAGTAGAATTCAAAATAACCTTATGGTCACAGACAAGACCATACAGTTTTGTGCTGAAAATAATTATGTTTATCGTGTTAGTAGCGATATTTTCCCACTAATTACTTACGATGAAGCAAATGTAAAGTTGGAAGATTTGCCTAATTACGATGCTATCAATAGCGAATTCGATAACATTAGATCATCCATCAAAAATACTGGGGTTCGCGTAACTTGTCATCCAAGCGAATTTAATGTTCTTGCTTCAATGAATGATAAGGCTGTTAATAAAACTATTATTGAATTGAATTTTTACAGTTGGTTTTTTGATCGCGTCGGATTGCCTGCAAACTATAATGCCCCTATGAATCTTCATGTACACAACAAAAATGGAACACACTCTGAAATCATTGATCGTTTTATTCAAAACTTTAATCGTCTTGATTCTAATTGTAGGAGCAGACTGGTTATTGAAAATGATGACAAAGTTAACTGCTGGAGTGTGAGAGAGTTAATCACTCATTTTCATCCAAAAACGAATATCCCTATCACCTTCGACTATCTGCATCACAAATGCAATCCAGATATTCTAGATGAAGAAACAGCGATCAAGGCTTGTCACGATACATGGCAAGGATATAAGCCACTTTTTCATTATAGCGAAAGTAGAATCGGAAATAATCCGCGTGCTCATGCTGACTATGCTGAAAATCCATTTGATAACTACGGATTAGAATTCGATATTGACATGGAACTCAAAATGAAAGACTATGCTATAGAGCATCACGCTGAAATTTGCAAAGGAGTTATTGTATGAGTGCATGGTTGATTGCTTTTACTGGTTGTTGTTATTTATATGTTGCATTAGAGCAGTATGTTGTTCACAAAAATATTGGAATGTTAATTACATATATCGGCTATGCTTTTGCTAATGTTGGTTTATATATGCTAGCATCAAAATAAGGATATTTTATGAAAGAACCAAAACGAATACCATTAACAGATAGTCCAAGAAATAAAGAACCTCAAAAACTACCATTAACCACACCAAGTCAATATGATATTGATATGAGTGACGATATTTGGATTAAAGATGAAAATAATAACCAAAACAATACGAAGAGCATACAGCAATTGGAATCCGACCAGACTAATTAGGTGCTATCACTATGCCGCTGCATATGATGGAACGAAACTTATTGGTTTCACGCAAAACAATCCTATTAAAACACATACTGGTGCGTACAGAATAGGTGAAGATTTTAATCTTCCAAAATATAAGGAGTATCCTTTTTATCATGCTGAAAGTCATTTGGTTTCTAAATTGCTTGATCGTTATAATACCATTGATCCTAGTTGGTCAATTGTTGTTATGCGAATTAATAGAAAAGGATTGATTTTAGGAAGCAAACCTTGTGAAAATTGTAGTAAACTCTTAGAGAGTGTTGGAATAACTAACATCTATTACAGTACAGACTGCGGGAATTTTAGCGACACTATTGGAAATTTGACAACAGCGAACCAGTTGACTATGCCGATGACTATGGTATAATCCGTTCACAGGAGGATACCAATGAATTGTATTTATTGTCAATCTG